TCCCAATGGATCGTCGAATCCTCCAAATGATGGGCCGCGTCTGGCGCATTCACACTCTCTAGCCGATGAATACTAACGACATCAGAGACGGCATTATCGCCACCAGCGCAACCTCGGGATCCGTCGCAATCTCTTTCATCGACGCCATCAGTCCGTACATCCGGTTCGCCTCTCTGCTGGTCGGCCTCGTCATCGGCATCGTCATTCTCATCAAACACATCAGGAACTGGGACAAATCATGAAGAACACAAAGACCACCATCGCCGGTATCGGAGCCATCCTCGTCGCAGTCGGCGGAGCACTCCGCGCACTCTTCGACAACGATCCCTCCACCAACGTCGATATTGCCGCCGTCATCGCCGCCGTCACCGCGGGCATCGGCCTCATCGCCGCCAAGGACGCCACGCCCGAGAAGTGAACGTCATCGGTCAAATCGTTACCGCAATCCTCAAGTGGCTTGAGGAACTCGCCGGAAAGGATACCCATGGCCAATTCGCAGAGCCCCAAGACGATCTCCGCCGCAATCTGCGGGATCGCATTGATCGCCATGAGCAGCGGTTGCGCCAGCCGCGTGATCCTCGTTCCTGAAGGCGAACCCGTCCTCCTGGCTGACCCCGTCAAAGCCCACGTCTTCGTCATGGCTCCAGACGGCAAACTCGTTCGCAGCCAAAACCGCGTGACCATCCCCGCCGGATGGTATGCACTTCCAAAAGACTGATATGGGAACGCCGCTTACAGGATCCTCGGTAGCCTCGACGTACAGCAGCCTGCTGAAGACGACGGACTCCACCACGTTCAGCACGACCCTCAAGACCATCTGCGACGGCGCTGGCAACAACTCGTCCTTCCAGTTGGCCAGCACCTCCGCCGCGTTCCTCGCAACGCTGGACATCGCTGGCAACACGACGCTAGCCGGCAACTTCACGGTCGCCACCAACAAGTTCATCGTGGCCTCCGCCACCGGAAACACGACCGTCGGCGGAACACTGGCTGTCGCAGCCGCAACCACGCTGTCCACGACGCTCGCCGTCACCGGGGCAGTGACCATGTCCTCGACGCTCGCCGTCTCCAGCAACATCAGCACGTCCGGCGGGAACATCTCAGTCTATGGCAACATCGTCCAAAGCAACGCAGGCGCGTCGAGTTCGATTGCCGGGGCGTTCACCGTCGGAGGCGCGACAGTCTTCAACGGTGGTGTCACGTTCAACTCCTCGACCTCGTTCACCTCGGCGCTCACCGTCAACGGCATCACGAACAACGGCACGCTCACGAACACCGGAGCCGCCATTATTGGAACCGTTGGAGGTGTTACCCTCGGACAAACCGCTATCAACAGTAGCGTCACGGTCTCGGGGCCAAGCACTTTCAACGGAAACACTGTTATTGGTGACGCTGCTGTCGATACTGTGACCGTTGGGGCTGCAACGGTGACGTTCACAAATCTGGCAGCGAAGTCTTCCACCGTTGCAGCGGACACGTTCCTCGTTCGCGACTCGGCAGACTCCAACAAGCTCAAGACCGTTGTGGCCTCCGCCGTTGGTGCGGCGAAGTTCATCTACTCGGAGACGATTTCGAGGGCGCAAGGATCCGAGCAATCAGCATCCATTGCAGCGGGTGGATACGCAGTGTTGCAGCAAAGCGGATCCGCTTCGGATTGGTCCTACACTTGGACCCCAAAGACCATCGGGAACAAGGCTCTACTGAAAGTGTCGCTCCCGGTCACAGCTTCAAACGACGTGACGGTTTACGCTGCCATCGTCAAAGACTCGGGTGCCGTTGGGGACGTTGTTGCGGTGTGCGGACAGTATGTTTCAAGTGGATTCCCAGCAGTGATGATCATCCAGGGCGCATTCACTTCAACGGCTGCAACGCACACCTTCAAGGTGTGGTTCGGACCAAGCGGATCCACAACGTCAATGACCATCGCGCAGAACACCAACGGTGGAAACGCTGACTGGTTCAACAACGACTCTTCCTCGCAGAACGCCAAGGTCCAATTTGAACTGATCGAGTTCTGATCTGATGAACATCTCTGAAATCGCCCAGGCTGCCTGCGACAAGCTGTCGTTCACCGACTCAGCCACACTCGCGCTCGCCAAGAAGTTCGCAGCCCGCAGGTACGCCATGCTCTGGGATGGCGCTCTCTGGAACGATACCCTCGGCGTCGTCTCCATCTCCATCACCGACGGCCAAGAGATCGTCAACATCAGCCCGTTCGTCACCTCCTCCTACGCCTCGTTCTCCGGCGAGGAATCCTACCTAGATCTCCCCGTCGCCATCCGCTTCACCGGCAGCGGTGACACCGACGGCATCGAGATCCCAGCCGCAGAATGGCAGTCGTTCTTCCAACTCGATCCCAACATCTGGAACAACGTGGACTCCCGGAAGTCCACACCCAACAACTTCGTCAACCTCTCGCGCCTCATGACCGACGGCGCGACCACCTACGGTCAGTCCGGCATCCCGCGCATCAAGCTCGTACCGACTCCCAACACCGCCGGCACCCTGTTCATCCTCGGCAAGAAACAGTCCTGCGTCCGGCAACTCGGCGAGACCGCAGCCATCACGCTCAACCGATCCATCGACCTCCGGGGCGCCGACAACGCTCTCATGGCTTACGTCGAAGGTGACCTGCTCGAGTACTCCCGCCAGTACTCCAAGGCCCAAGCCAAGTTCGCCGAAGGCACTGCTCACGTCTCCACCATGAAGGACATGGAACGTGGCCAACAGCAGCAGATCAGCAGGATCATCCCGGATTCCGATTACTCCTACGACTTCAACGACATCGTCTGATGCCATTCCAATCGTCAGAGTCCCTCGATGACCAGATCGTCCTGGACGGATCCAACGGATTCCCCAACGGCGTCATCTCCGCCACTCGACCTGACGGCATCCCGGCCACATCCCTCTCGGATGCGGTCAACATGGACTACGACGACTTCGGAAACCTGATCACCCGCTACGGCTCGATCTCGTTCATCGGAAACGGTCTCGCCGCCAACTGGGAAAGCATCGTCTCCAACTGGGAGGCACTCACCACCACCTACTGGGGATCTGGCCTACCCACCGACATCGAGATCCTCGCCGGGTTCTACTTCGACACCGCGGCGTCCGAGCGGTTGATCATCGCCGGGTACTCGCCCAGTGGCGCAACCCGCCAACTGTACGTCGGCAACCCCACGACCGCTTGGGGAGCGATCTCCGGTTCGTCCTTCAGTTCGTCGGCCACCTACATCTACTTCGCCCAACTCAACGAGAAGCTCTACTACTCGGATGGGGTGGGCACGCTCAAGTACATTGACGCAACCAACACCAACGCTTCAATCACCGTTGGAAAGGTGAGCAGGGTTGATGTCATCAACGAGAGCAGCAACCACTCGACGATTCCGACAATCACCTTCTCTGCTCCTCCAGTAACAGTTCCTCCATCAGTTACAGCAACTGGCGTGGCGGTTGTTTCCGGTGACGGCAGCTTGGTTGCCGTCACAATCACCAATCCGGGATCCGGGTACACGACAGCACCAACCATCACGATCAGTCCGGCCAACGGTTCCCATGCCGTAGCCTACGTTTCGCTCAATCCCCCCAACAAGCCGATCTACCTCGTATCGCACACGCAACGCCTGTTCTGTGCGTCTGCGGACACCACGATCACTCCAGACACGCTTCACTTCTCCGACATCCTCGACGGCGAAACGTGGGACCCCGCCGGAAGCATCCGCGTCGGCGGCGACGGCGATCCCATCACCGGCCTATTCTCTTGGTTCGGCAGCCGCATCCTCGTCTTCAAGGAACGCTCCATCTGGTACGTCGATGCTGACCCAACCCAAGACGCCGCAGACTGGATCGTAGGACTCGTCTCCGGGAACATCGGCTGCGTCTCCCACCGCTCCATCGTGGGCATCGGCGCTGACATCCTGTTCCTCTCCCGCGATGGCGTCCGGTCAATCGCCCAGATCCAAGCGGGCACCCAGACCGACGTTGGCCTCCCGATCTCCGCACCGATCAAGGACATCGTCTCCAAGATCAACCGATCCAAGTACCACCTCTGCGAGGCAGTCGCTTGGAACAACCGCTACCTCCTCGCCGTTCCACTCCTCGACTTCGAGTCCCTCCTCACCGAGGACATGCAGGACATCCTCACCGAGAGTGACCAAGAAATCCTCACCGGCTCCGAGGACGCCAACAACTGCGTGCTCGTCTATCACCTGTTGGCCAAGGCATGGATCGGCTACTGGACCAACTGGTCCGTCTCAGACTTCATCCCCACCCAGTTCTCGAGCAACGGTCCCATCCTCATGTGGGGTGGCCAACTCTTGTCCGCGAACTCCGGTGCCAGCCAAGTCTGGGCGTTCAGCGATTACCTGCCCAACACGCGCACCGATCCCGCGCCGATCACTGCCTTCTTCGATTCCGGCTACCCCTACGAAAGCCGGATCACCACCAAGGCATTCAACTTCAACGAACCGATCCCACAGAAGACCGGCTACAATGCTCAGTTCGCGCTGGAGAACCCTAACCCAGACTGGACCGGATCTTTCGACATGGAGTTCTCCACCGACATGGGCAAGACGTGGACAACTCTCGAAACCAACGTCGATGTTCAGCCACAGGACTTCAAGTTCCTCAAGTCGTTCAACCTCATTTCACGCGGCAGATGGAACAACATCCAGTTCAGGGTCAAAACCTCGCAGGACATCGGTGGGCGGATGATGCCGCAGAGTATTACGACGACCGGATTCCTCGATTCGATCAGGCCCGAGCAATGACAGACGGCGCGATCAGGCTGCTCCGGGAAAAGTGGGACACCTGCCGCAACTGGTCAGACGACCAGATCCTCGCGTGGATCAGCTACTTCCACGGACGCATCGGGTTCATCGCTGACGAAAGCGGCGAATGCTGCGGCGTCGGCGCAGTGCGGTTCATCAACGACCTCTCGCAGTCCAGCGACTGGAGGATCAACGAACCCAACGGCACCATCGCCTGGGTCGAGATCGTCGTGGCCAACAAGGAGCAAGCCGTCGCCTCGCTCATGGCCGCGCTCGTTGGCCGGTGCAAGCCGTGCGTCACCAAGATCGGCGGACGCAATCTCGCCACGGGTAAGGTCCGCTTGTTCGATTTCAACCGTTACTGCACCCTGCTCTCCAACAACAGGATTACATATGGGCGGAAGTTACAAAGCACCTGACATGGCGGCGGCAAACCGAGAAGCGGTGTACGCTCAAACCGAGACGTTCCCGCTGCTTCGCCAGATGGAAGCCGCCTCACGCTTGGGTCGCAAAGGCACCTACGTTGATCCTGCCACAGGCCAAACGAGGTCCTACGACTTCACCGGCATGTCGGACATCGACCTCACCCGCGAGACCGCGAGGGAGATGGCCAAGCTGGCACCGGAACTCACCAAGGCCCAACTCGACCTGTCAAAGGAGTACGGCACCCAGTTCGCCGAGCAACGTCGCCGGGAACTTGAGACCGCGGATCCCGAGCGGTACAAGCTGTACGACCAGTTCCTGTCGGACCTGCGCTCCGGTGCCCGCAACGTCGAGGAGGGATCACCCGCCGGACCTGAGTACGAGCGGGTGGCCACTCCGCAGGAGATGCGCGACACCGGCATGTCGGCGTCGATGCGGGCAGACCTCGAACGCCAGATCAGCGGCGAACTCGCACAGGCCGGCAACTTGCCTCCCGGCCTACAGCGGGCAGCCGAGCAGGCCCTCCGCGCTCGCGGCGCAGCCACCGGCAACATCTTGGGCAACGCTTCCGCGCTGCGCGAGGCACTCGGCGTTTCGCAGGCCATCCAGCAGTCCGACGCACAACGACGCGCCCAGGCGCTTGGGCTGCTCCAGTCCGGTCAGACGACCTCGGACACGGCGAACCGCAACGCGCAGCAGTCCTTCCAGAACATCATGGCGGCTACTGGCCAGCGCAACACGGCAGCCCAGCAGACGTTCGCCGGTCAGATGGCCGCGCAGCAGCAGCGCCAAGCCGGACGCCAGCAGAACATCGCCAACGTGCAGTCTGCCCTCGGACTCGCGCCCATCGTCTCGCAGGCCGCGCAGTTGGGTGGATTGCAGCAGGGGTCCTCGCCGTTCGCGCAGCCGCAGTACATGCAGGGGATGCAGCAGGCGGGACCCGGCCAGCTTCTTGGTGCGGGTTCGCAGTTCGCGTTGTCGAACGCCCAGGGTGAGTTCCAAGCGTCGCAGGCTGGCAATCCTTTGGCGATTGCCGGTGGGATTATCGGTGGAATCTCTGGGTTGGCCAGTTCCGCTGCCAATACTCGTGCCGCTTTCAAACCATAACCCGATCACATCATGGCTGAACAAGACCTTCAGGATTTGGAGCAGGCCGCGAAATACCGGCCCGGTGCTGTTTCGCAGATCGCAAACCTGCTGACTGGCGGGTTGTACGGGATGGCGTCCGGTACGACGCAGAAGAGTGCGGATGCCAGTACGGCACGGCAGTTCCTGTTGCAGAACCGGATGCAGGAACTCCAGCAGCAACGGATGCTTGATCGGATTGAGCGCGGAAGACAGGAGTCGTTGACCAACGAGATCCAGCGCATCGCCCAGCAGGAGGAGGCTACCGCCAAACGCCAGCGTGAAGCAGACGAGCGCCAGAGGATGAAGAAGGCTCCCGAGATGAAGGGGTTCCTGATGGCGCAACCAAACACGTCCGTTGGGGATCCTGATATCGACACGCTTGAGTCGATGTACGCTCAGGCAAAAGCCGAGTCTGAACAACGCCAAGAGGACGCGAAGAAGAAGTCCGGGTATATTCAGGTCAATGTTGAAGGCTTGGGTACGTTCGGTGGAACTCGCGAGCAACTCATGGAAATGGGGAAGACTATTCCCTCGCTCGCAAGAGTCCTCGCCAGCGAACCAAGTGTATCAAATGATGAGTACTCCGAGTCCGTATCAGAGGACTCATTGACTGGGGAAATCAAACGGGCGATCAAATTCAATAAGAACGTAACCCCTGAACGCCGCGAAGAAATCATCTCTAAAGTGTTTTCTGGCAGGGGATCGAAAGCACCTGCGCCTGCGCCTGCACCTGCGCCAGTTGACCCAAACAAGCGAAAGAAGATTTCGATTGAAGGGTTTGATATTGAGGAAATTCAGTAAGCGGGTTGAGTAGATGTTATGCCAATCTACAAGGTAACTCAGAAATCAACCGGGATGGCAATCAAGATGGAGGGAGAGAATCCTCCGTCTCAAGATGACGTTTCAAAAGCATTCGCTGCCATCGGAAGATCCAAGCATCCTGAAGCTCCAACGATTGGCGCTGCTCCTACGCTCGTTGAACGCGCAATGGATGTGTTGCCATCCTTCGCAAGGGTGGCCACCCCACTTGTAGGTGCGCCTTCTGTTTCAGACATCCAGACCGTAACCCGGTCAGTTCGTCAGGCCCTCGAACCGGAGCCGAAGCCGCAGATGCTGCCAGAGGCTTCTCGCTTGGATCGCGAGGGACTCATGGCGCTGCTTACCGCTTCGCCTGAAGATCGCGAGACCGGCAAGCAAATCGGCGAGTCAATCGGTGGTGTAGTTGGTCCGAAGACGGCGGCTGCCGGTGGAGTGGTTGGCCAAGTTGCCGCTGACCTTCTCACCCCGCTGAACGTCGCAACGCTTGGAACTCTCGGTGCCGGTCGCCAAGCCGCGAGGCTTCCAGCAACACTGGCCCGCATTGGTGAAGCCGTAACGGCAGCGGATGTCGCCGCAGCAGCAAACGCAGCGCGGTTGAGTAGGGGTGCAGAACTAGGAATCGCAGCGGCATTCACTCCGCAAGCGGTCTCCGGTGTAGCTCAGTCTACAGCCCGAGCAACCGACGTGTTCCTCGACAAGGACTCGACTCCAGAAGACAAGACCCGCGCTGCTACCGAGGCTGCTGTGTCGGTACTGATGGCTTCACTCGTTGGAGCCGGACTCAAAGAGGGCGGATCGAAGGGAGCCTCCGAGTACATCAAGTCCATCGAAGCACTGGCCGACAAGAAGGTTGGAATCGAGAAAGGGTTGGAGAATCTGGAGCGGGCCAGGGTCGAGCTTGACGCTCTTGAAGCGACGCTTCCGAAAGAGAAGACCGCGCCGATCTCCGACCAGCAGTTGCGATTCGAGGAGTCGCTGGCGGAAACCAGGGCGCTTGTGGACACGGCGCTCAAGGAAGCGCAGCAGAAGATCCAGACCGGAGAGCAACCCGCGATTGAGAAGCTGAAGGCTCAAGAGCGCGAGATCATCACTCCCGAGCAGATTGGAGAAGGCCCGCGGGAAACAACCCCTTCGAGAATCCCAACGGAGGAGGCCCCATCTACTCTCAAGACAGCAGAGCAAATGCTCGCTCAACGAGTGGAGCCTGTCTTCGAGGAACCCGTCGTTGAAGCACCGAGGGAATCCACTCCGCTCAGATCCATCGACGACATCCTCGCGCAGCAGATGCGTCAGAGGACCGCTTCGCGCATCGCAGAGCAGCTTGAATCTGGAACCGAGGTTCTGGATCCGGCGACCGTCAGCAGGCGGATGATCGAGAAGTCGCTTGGTGTTGGCCGCGAACCTGTCGGCCAAGCTGCTGGCGAAAGCCTCATCATCCGGGAAGCGGCAGAACTCGCGAAGGAGAGGGCGCTGCAAGGTGGAGGAGAACCCGCACCAGAGGCTCCTCCAGTTCAGCCAGAACCCGCACCAGAGGCTCCGGTGCAACCAGAGGCTGCGCCCACCAAGAAGCGGTTCTCAAAGAGGGCGAAGGAGATCGCTGAGTCGCTTGAGTCTGCTCGCGTGAAAGTCGAAGCGGGCCTCGGCGCAAACCCGTTCCCGCAACTCATGGGCACCGCTTGGAACGGAGCCATCGTTGTCGCGCAGAACCTGATCAGGGCAGGCGGATCTGTGGCCGACGCCATCGAGGCAGGACTCCGGTACGCCAAGGAGAACTTCAAGGACAAGTTCGACGAGACCGAGTTCACGCGGCAACTCGGATCCACGATCCTCAAACCCTCGACCATCAAGCCGGAACCCGGCATGGAGCCTCGCAGGTTCGCCGCAAGGACTGCTGCCGCTCCCGGAGTTCCACCCGTGATCCGGGAAGCCGTCGCAGTCTCACCAGAGGCCCAGTACAAGCCGCAGAACGTGGAGTCTGTGGTGCGTCAGGCTTCCACCATGACGGACGCCCAGATCGAATCCGACATCGCGAACGCGAAGTCGAACACCCGCGTCGCTTCGTCGATGGAGAAGTTCAATCGGCAGATCTCCGCAGGCGACATGGGAGGAGCCACACAAACCGCTCTTGCAATGGCGAAGAGCGGAACGACCTGGGGCCAACTCATCAACCAGTTCAAGCTACTCAACTCGTCCACCCCAGAGGGACTCGTTCGCCTCGTTACCCAGTCCCTCGCAGAATCCGGCAAGAAGCCCATGACGCCGGAACAGGCAACCGAGATTGCGCGGTTGATGGATCGGCTCAACAAGTCCACCGAGATCGTCAACAACGCCGACCGAAGACTCAAAGAGGCGGCTGAGTCAGGAGATCCGACTCGCATCAAGATCTCCGAAGGGTTGGCCAAGGTTGCGGATGCGCTGAAGAACGAGTCCGAAGTGGAGATGAATCGCGCCATCGCAAGGGTCAACCCGTCTTCTGCTGCGGACCTGTACCTTGCAACCGTTCAGGGTGCCGTGATGGGTCCGCTTTCCATCGTCAGGAACATCCTCGGCAACACGATCAACCTGCCATTGAGGGAAAGCTCTGATATCCTTTCTTCACTGCTGGATGGAGTCCGATCCAGCAACAAGAACAACACATACAACATCCAGTCCAGAACCGTTGAACGGGTAAAGGCGTTCGGCAATTCGCTGCCAAATGCTGCGAAGATCTTGCTCAAGGGTTCCGAGGCGATGCCGTATGAAATCGGAACAGATGTTGGCAATCCGCTAAACTTCCAGAGGGCTTGGAAGAACATCGTTGATGCGCTCGCTGGCGATTACGAAAAGGCGCAAATCCCGCGCAACCTGTACGAGGCAACTGTGGGTGTCTTGCCGGACATCATCCTTCGGTTGACCCAAGCAACCGATGTTCCGTTCCGCGCTGCCGAGCGGGCCAGGATTGTGTCCGAGCTTGGAAAGCAACGCGGACTGAACGACGCACAGGTGAAGGTGGCCATCCGAAAGCCTGAGCTTTACCTGATCACCGACGAGGCTGCGGCAAGAGGTTCCAAGGGGTTCACCGAAGACGATCTTGGAGTCATCGAGCGCGAGTCCGCCAGATCTGTGTACCAGCAGGAGAACGTGGCAACTGAAGCTGTTGCTGGGGTAAACCGTTTCATCAGGGATAAGGCCGGCTCTTACGGGTACATCCCATACCGGCTCTTGTCGCTCTTCCAGAAGACTCCGATCAACGTCGCTGGAGAGGCTCTTTCATTCACTCCTGCGGGAGTCCTTCGCAACTGGAGGAAGCTGAGTCCACGAGACCAGAACACTGCGGTCGCAAGGCTTGTTGTCGGCGGCATGATGATGGCGGCTTTTGATTACCTGACCAACAAGGGTGTCATCGCTCCAAACCTCGATACGCCAGGGGAAACCTCGAAGGCCCGAGAACTCGCCAAGTCAGGTGGAGTTCAGCCTCCGGGAACTTTCAATGTCTCCGGTTCACTTCGATTGATTTCCGGCAAGGATCCCAAGTTCAAGTCAGGTGACGAAGTGAAGGATCTGACCGCTCTTGGGACTGCTGGCGCGTTGGCCATCATGGTGTCCTCTGCGAAGCGCATCCAAGAACGAAGCCGGGAAGGAGATCCAGACTATCTCGCGATAGCGAAGGGTGGAGTCTTGAGCGGCATCAACTTCGTCATGGAGCAGCAGTTCCTGAAGGGCACCAGAGACTTCATCAAGCTGCTGTCCGAAGAGTCCGGCAATGCTGTTGATCGCTGGCTCAAGAGCCTCACCGTCACCGCCGCATCGCCGCTGGCTCCCAACACGTTTGCCGCACTACGCCGCGCTCAACGCCCAACGGTTCCGGCTATCGACGGAGAAGGGTTCATCAAGGATGCAATCGCTGAAATGAACCAGCGGTACGCCGCGCTGGGACTCAAGATCCCCGGCACCAAGGATCCCAACAAGATGCCAGCCCGCAGGGATCTGTGGGGTGATATCGTCGAGCAGACACCCAAGGGCGAGAACCCGTATCTCTGGAACTTCTTCGATGCCTGGAAGAGCCGCTCCATCGAACCCGACCAACTCAACACTTCGATCTACGAAGTCTGGCGCAGGACCGCAGAGAACAAGTCGATCCCTTCGCTCCCGAATCCAAAGATGACTTTCGGTGGCGTGACCTACGAGGACATGACCCCGGAGCAGTACGACCGATTCTCGGAACTCGTCGGGAAGAACCGCCGCACACTCGCAGAGCGGGTCTACATGAGCGGGGCGTACCAGCAGGGCGGAGACGACCGAAAGATCGACATGCTGGACAAAGCCTACGAAGGCGGACTTCGCATCGGGAAGATGCAGTTCATGCGTGAACTCAGAGCTTCCGGCCAGTCGCTCACGCCACTCGGAAAACGCCGCGGCCTCAAGGAACCATCCCCAGAATAGGGGACAAGAAAACACTAGGCGACGAGTGACTCCTCATGTTCACTCGTCCTCGTGAAACTTCTCCGTATTCAGGAAGCCGCTGCGGCCATCGGGGTTTGCCCCGAGACCGTGCGGCGATGGGTCCGGCGGGGGTGGATCCCAGCCGTCAAGGTCAACCCACGGGTGATCCGTGTGCGCCAAGACGACTTGGAAAAACTCATCGCATCAAAACATCAGTAACATGAACGAACTCACTACCACGTCCGGCAATCCGCCGGTCAACGTCTACGACCGGATCAATGACCCGGTTTCCGCCACCGCCCAACTCGGCGAGTGGATCGCCAGCAGCGGCATGTTCGGCTGCACCAAGGTCGAGCAGGGCCACATCTTGGCCCTCCAGTGCTTGGCCGAGCGCAAGTCGCCGTTCGACATCAAGCGCACCTATCACCTCATCCAAGGGCAGATCTCCATGCGAGCCGACGCCATGCTCGCTGGATACCGGCAGCGCGGTGGCAAGGTGATCTGGAAGCAGTTCGACGCGAAGGCTGCCATCGCCACTTGGAAGTACGACGGCAACGAGGTCGAGATCAGCTACACGCTCGACGACGCCAAGCAGGCAGGTCTCTGGCCCGCCAAGGCCGGCACCGGCTGGAGCAAGGATCCCGCTGCCATGCTCCGCGCACGCTGCATCTCGAAAGCGGTAAGGATGCTCGCTCCAGAAGTCGTCATGGGCGTCTACACGCCCGAGGAGGTGTCCGACTTCAGCCAACCGGAGAAAGCCCCGCAGCACCCCATGGTGCGCGACTGGGACGCTATTGCGAAGCTGGAGAAGTCCTTCGAGTCTCGCGAAGCCGAGATCAACGCACTGCTGGTCGCTGACCGGCGCATCACCGAAGGGCAGACGTTCCGCGATCTGCCCGACGAATCGCTCCGCAGGTTGGCCAGCAAGCCGGACCTGTTGCTCGCGAAGCTGCCGAAGGTGGTCGTCGCCCAGGAAGCCGAGGTGGTCGAGTGAGAATCATCTACGACCTTCCCGCCGACGACTACCACTCGATCTCCGCACTCTCGAAGTCCGGTCTCGATCAGTTGGCCAAGTCGCCCATGCACTTCAAGCACTGGACCGAGAACCGCGACAAGGAGGCTCCCACCGAGGCCATGCTCTTCGGGACCGCCGTCCACATGGCCGTTCTCGAACCCCAGAAGTTCGCACTCCAGTACGCCAAGTTCACCGGTGACCGGCGCACCAAGGAAGGCAAGGCTGCCTTCGCTGACATCGAGGAAAGCGGTCGCATCCCACTCAACGAGGAACAGTGGAACTCCATCCAAGGCGTCGCTCAGTCCGTCGAGGCCAACCTCTGGTGGCAGCAGAACACCAAGACGCTCCGCACCGAGGTCTCCTGCTTCCATCGACTCAACGATGGCATCGACCTCAAGGCCCGCATGGACGGTGTCACCGACGAGTTCATCGTCGACATCAAGACCACGCAGGACGCCTCACCCGCCGGGTTCGCCCGGTCCATCGCATCCTTCCGGTACCACTGGCAGGCTGCCTTCTACCGCAGGTTCATCGACCTGCCGTTCGTGTTCATCGCTGTCGAGAAGACCGCGCCCTACGCAACCGGCGTGTACACCATCGACACCGAGGCCCTCGTTGCTGCCGACGCAGACATCGACAACCTCATCAACATCTTCAGGGACTGCCGCGCATTCGGGTCGATGCCGGGGTACAAGTCCGAGATCGTGACCCTGTCCCTTCCGAAATACGTCAAACCAATCGAAGCATGAAGTTCATCGTCAATCGCGCCGAGGCCGAAACCAAGTCGTTCACCCAGCCCGGCACCTACACCGTAACCATCGCAGCGGTCAAGGAAGCCGCACTCGACCGCAACGGGGATCCCGTCACCACGGTCACGTTCCGCGGGGACCAGGGCGAAGTCATCAGTGACCGCTACCAAGCCAAGCCCAACCAGATCTGGAAGCTCCAGAAGCTGGTGGCTGTCACTGCCCTGCCCATCGAGGACGGCGAGGAGTTCGACTTCTCGCGCTCCGGCGCCCTGACCGCGTTCCTCACACGGTTCGTCAACCAACGCCTCACCGTCACGCTGGAGACCGAGGCGTACACGAAGAAAGACGGCACCGAAGGATCGGCCATGCGGATCCGCGGGATGGCCAAGGCTGCCGCCCAAGTCGACGAAGCCTACTAGGCAAACAAAAGCCGGGAGGGGCTACCACACCTCCTCCCGGCCAACCAAACATCACAATAGCACCACCTGCTATGCGCCTCAGAACGTATCAGTCCGACTGCATCGGTCAAGTCAACGCGAAGTGGCTTGAGCATAAGCGGTTGCTCGTTGTGATCCCAACTGGGGGCGGCAAGACCATCATCTTCGCCAATCTTGCCGCCTCCCTTCCCGGTCGCACCCTCATCCTCGCCCACCGCGAGGAACTCCTTCAGCAGGCCATCGACAAGATCCGCCGCGCCACCGGGGTCAACGCAGAACTCGAACGCGCCGATCAACGCGCCTCACCTGACGCCAAGGTCGTCGTCGGATCCATCCAGACTCTCGTCCGTCGCACCGGCAACTTCGCCCCGGACGACTTCGGCCACATCATCATCGACGAGGCGCACCACGTTGCCGCAGACACCTACCAGTCGATCCTCAACCACTTTCAGCAGGCCAAGGTGCTGGGTGTAACCGCGACACCAGACCGCGCCGACAAGCGGGCACTCGGCGAACACTTCGACACCGTGGCCTTCGAGGTAACGCTGCTCGACCTCATCCACCAAGGGTTCCTCGTTCCCATCAAGGCCCGCGTCTGCGACGTGTCCATCGACCTCACCAAGGTCAACTTCTCCAAGGGCGACTTCGATGCCGGTGACGCAGGCGACTCCATCGAACCCTACCTCGAACGCATCGCCGCGGAGATCGCCAAGTACGGAGGCAAGAAGACCATGATCTTCCTGCCACTCATCCGCACCTCCCAGCGGATGACAGAGATCTGCAATCGACTGGGGCTGGATGCAGAACACGTCGATGGCAACTCACCCGACCGAGCCGAGATCCTCCAGAGGTTCGCCGCCAAGGACCGCGGCGTGATCTGCAACGCCATGCTCCTCACCGAGGGGTACGACGAACCATCCATCGACACCATCGTCGTCCTGCGCCCCACCAAGTCCCGTGCCCTCTACACGCAGATGGTGGGACGAGGCACACGGCTTCACCCAGGCAAGACCCAACTCACGATCCTCGACTTCCTGTGGCTCACCGGACGCCACCGGCTTGTCCGCCCCACGTCACTCATCTCCGAGGGCGAAGTCGCCGACATGGCCGACCGCATGACCTCGGAGCAGGGCGAGTTCGATCTCGAAGACGCAGTCAAGGAAGCCACCCACGAACGCGAGCAGACCCTCCTGCGTGAGTTGGCCCGCAAGAAGCGCAACGCCGGCAACTTCATCGACCCGGTCGAGTTCTCCGTCTCGATCCACAGTGCCGCAGTCCAGGACTACGAACCCATGTTCCCGTGGCAGGGCGAACCCGCTTCCGACAAACAGATTGCAATGCTCCTCAAATACGGATTCAACCAAGAGGACATCCGCAACAAGGGACACGCATCCGTGATCCTCGACGCCATCATGTCCCGCCAGAAGCTCAACCTCGCCACACCCAAGCAGGTCCGCCTGCTGACGAAGTTCGGCATCCCAAACGCACAAACCATTTCCTTCAAGCAGGCCAGTGAGATCATCAACCAACGCTTCAACAGAAAATGAGAACACCGTTCAAGGAATCCAACTGGTACAAGGCTCGCCTTGTGCAGAACCGCAAGATAGGCGACCTCGAACCCGAGATCGCGAAGCACCTCAAGTTCGACTACAACGAGATCAAGGACGAGGCGCAGAGCATCGTGGCAGTGGCAATCAAACGCGGATGGGTAAAGCACTCCACCAATGAGATCCATCCAGCAAATTGACGTGCCCGACGCCGGGGACACCGGAGACTCCAAGTCATGGGACATTGCCTACCGGCGCTGGCTCCGCAGAAGAGGATTCACCGAGGAACTCGGTCGCATCGAGAAGTTCGCCAACAACCGCAAAGAGAACAAGAAGGCCAAGAAATGAAGCTCTCTGTTTGGGTAGAGGCTCCAGACGGACTCATGGTCGAGGCCGGTGTCGCCGACGTGGAAGGCGAAGACCAGTCGCAGGACCATCACCAGTTCGTGGCCGACGACGTGAGCAAGAACATGAACAACGTCTACGTCCAACTCTGGTACGGACTGGAGTGCGTGGCATCGTCCGGGCAGATCAAGAATCACTGAATGTATGCACACATGGATACTACCACGCCAGTTACACACGTTGGCCTTTGCGCTGGATACGGAGGCATTGAACTTGGGTTGCGAAGAGTCATCCCGCATCTGCGCTCAGTCGCTCTTTGTGAGATCGAAGCCTTCGCCGTTGCCAACCTGGTATCGAAAATGGAAGCGGGACTCCTGGACCCAGCACCTGTTTGGCCGGATCTTAAGACCTTCCCTTGGGCAGCGTTTCACAACCGAGTGGACATCCTCACTGGCGGTTATCCCTGCCAGCCATTCAGCGCAGCCGGGAAGCGGGCAGGGACGGAAGACCCTCGCCACCTGTGGCCATGGATCGCAGATGGAATTGCTGCCATGCGACCCAGAACCTGCTTCTTCGAGAACGTCGACGGGCACGTCTCGATTGGACTCTCCACAGTCATCAGCGATCTGGAAGAGCTTGGTTACGCAGCGACGTGGGGAGTATTTAGCGCGGCTGAATGCGGTGCTACACACCAGCGAAAGCGTGTCTTCATCCTGGCCAACCGCATCGGCGCGGGACTGGAAGGGTTGTTATCAAACGCTGGAGAGAAAGGATGGGAAGATGCGAGGGGATCTACTTCCAGATGCAGTCAGGATTGTGGAGAATGGAAAAAGGTCTCGTTCTCAGCAGACTGCGATGAATACGGAAACTGCTCAGTCTGTGGAGATTACTACGCAGACTGCGGGTGTCCAGGGCCAACCCAAGATGGGATTGAGTACAAAGAGAATGAAGGAGAGTTGCTTGGGAGAAGAGTGTCAGCGTGGGCAGCAGGACCAAGCCAAGCGCAGCATAGCTGGGAGCCGCCAAGAGTTTTTGGCGATAGAAAACCAACTCAACCCGCGCTGGGTGGAGACCCTGATGGGTCTGCCAGTGGGATGGACTATGCCAAGCTGTGCGTCTCCGGTGATAATCGAACCGACGAACTCCGCCTCCTCGGCAACGGAGTAGTACCCGCCACCGCCGCGCTCGCGTTCCGCACACTCTCAGCACAACTCACCTGACCACATGGCTACCACCATCGACCGAGCCAAGGCTTGGCTCTCTTCCATCCCTCCCGCCATCTCTGGATCCGGCGGTCACAACGCCACGTTCACCGCTGTCACCGGCCTCCTCAACGGGTTCTGCCTCGACGAGTCCACCACCATGGATCTCCTGCGCGATTGGAACCGCTCCTGCCAACCGCCATGGAGCGACCGAGAACTCTACCACAAGATCAAGTCCTCCATCTCCACTCCCCACTCCAAACCCAGAGGCTTCCTGCTGAACGCTTCCACGGCACCCTCCCAAGTCGATATCACACGGGTGCGTTTCAACAGACCACCGGAACCAGAACCACTCCCCATCGAACACTCCGATACCGCTCCACACATTGAGTTCGCCGAGTTCCTCCGCGCTGCCTTCGCCGAGGGCGAGATCATCTCCATCTGCAACGACCTCACACCCGAGGGCAAACCCAACTCCACTGGGTCATTCATGACCCGCGAAGCATGGCTCGACCGATTCGCCAACGAAGGCTCAACCCTGTTGGCCAACGACAGCCACGGCGTGTTCGTCCGCATCAATCCGTTTCAACCAAATGAGTTCTCCGGTGCCGACAAGTCCGTATCCATCTACCGCCATGTCCTCGTCGAGATGGACGACATGCCCAAGGACAAACAGAACGCCATCCTGCGCCAGTCCGGCCTACCCATCTCCGTACTCATCGACTCCGGTGGCAAGTCCATCCACGCATGGGTCCGCGTAGACGCAGCCGACCGCGCCCAATGGGACGAACGCCGCGACATCGTCTACAACCACTTGGCAGGCCAAGGAATCGACCCCAAGAACAAGAACCCGTCCCGCTACTCGAGACTCCCCGGTGCCCACCGCGCCGGCACCCGGCAACGTCTGCTCGCCACCAAACTCGGCAGCGACACATTCGAGAACTGGATCATCGAACGCGAGCAGTCCGAGGACGAGGCCACCGTCATCACCATCCGGGACCTGATGACGTTCGTCCCAGCCAACGATCCCGACAACCTCGTCGGTAACCGCTGGCTCACCCGCGGGTCATCCATCGTCCTGTCCGGCGGATCAGGCATCGGCAAGTCCAGCCTGATCATGCAGCTCATCATCCTGTGGTCCGCTGGCCAACCGTTCTTCGGCATCGCCCCGGTACGACCACTCCGCATCGGAGTCATCCAAGCAGAGAACGACACCGGGGACTTGGCAGAAGCCTTCCAGGGCGTTGTCAGGGGAATCAACATGCCCAAGGACAAGAGCGACTTGGTCAAAGCCAACCTGCACTTCCGCACCGAGACCGTCCGCACCGGACCAGCGTTCCTCGACTACGCCCGCCGCTTCGTCACCAAGTCCAAGCTCGACCTCGTCATCTGCGACCCACTCCTGTCCTACTTCGGTGGCGACCTGTCGAACCAGGAATCCGTGTCGCGTTTCCTACGGAACCAGCTTCAACCGATACTCAAGGAAACCAAGGTCTGCTGGATGTGGATCCACCACATTGCCAAACCAGCGAAGGACCGCGACGGCGAGCCACCCTCCATGATGGAACTGGCCTACGCTGGCTTCGGATCAAGCGAACTCACCAACTGGGCGCGTGAGATCGCAGTCATCCAGGAGGTGGGCCACCAAACGCCACGCAAGTTCAGGCTCAACTTCTGCAAGCGTGGCGGACGACTCGAACGGAACGTGATCCCGCTCTCGCACGGCGAACGAGGTTCCATCGTGTGGACCGAGTGGAATCCCATGGCAATCACTGGTGCTGCTCTAAAGCAGGAACCTCCACAGCCGCGTAGAGATCGAGCAAGGGCACAGAGACGCCCTTAGACAGGTGCTGGATCTGCGCCTCGGACTCCCCGACGCGCCCGTAGACCGTCGTCAGGTCACCGTCAATCGACTTCACCTTGTCCGCCAACGCGGACAGGGTTTTCTGCATTTCTGCCAGCGCAGCCCGCGATGCATCGAGGTCATTCCGCAGGCCATCCAACTCTTCATCGAGTGCGTCGTCACCCTCCTTTGCTGCGCGGCCTCCGCCCTTGGGTATTTTGCGCTGCGCGGACTCCAGCTTCATCAACCGCTTGTCGATGACTCCGAAGTGGCGGGCCACCTCCAGCTTCGATTCCTCTTCGTCGTCCGATACCCACTCGCACCCGTGCCAAGCAGCCTGGGCGCGATTGAACCTCAACACACCCACCTTCCCCTGCCGCATCGAGTTGAAGTGCCGCTGCGCCTCCTGAAGGTCGCAGTCCAGCGTCTCCCGGATGTGGGCCAGCACCAGACTCTGTTGAGGCTCGAAGTGGTGAGCGAGTGGAGCCATGCGTTGGAACAAGGCCCGCAGAGTGGACGTTTTGCCGTCCCGCGTTTTGATGTACATGAGGCCGAAACGATGGCCAGAACACCCCCCATGAAGGCAAGAGCCAAAAGATAAAAAGTGAACCCGCTGTCAATAGCTGGTGAACAAAATTCAGGTTCTGATAACTTCACTAGCCATATCAAAGGGTAATAAGAGTGGCGTTGATTCAATCTACCTACGTGAATTTCGCTATACCCCCTATGAGGGTGTTCATACACCCCTTAAATAGGGGTTGTCCATTGCTGGACGCTGCAACTCTCGGGGAGTGGCTCCTTCGGGCCACCCGAGTCGCAGCGCCGCAACGGACGGGGACCCCCGGTTGAACCAGTGGCGCTGCGAACCGTGAAGCAGGCAGCGAGGCGGCAAGGCAGCAAGGCTTGGTAGGTCAGCGGGCAGCACGGCAACGAGGCGACCTGGGTCAGCGAGGCTTGTGGTCGCCCCCAGCCAGCAAGCTCAACACTGGCCCACCCAGAGGAATGGACGGCAGATGGATTCGGTGGGTCTGGTTCGGTAGTAGGATGCCTCGACGGCGCGCCGGAAAGGGGTCGCCAATGCGTTTTGTTTGCTGGGGAGTATGATGACAGCGGATGGGGGGGGTTCAGATGGCAGAGAGGCAAGCGCAGGATTGGCCCACCCTTGGCCCACCACCAGCACCACAACCACACACCACAACCGCACCACACAAATGCCCCACTTGGGGTATCGACCAACCCAACCGCACCATGCCATCCTCATCCCCGGTCACTCGCTCTCAACATGGTGCCCAAGGGAGATCCTCGGGACAGGGGTTTTCGGACAGTGTTTCACCCATAGGAAACAAGCGAGCGCGAGTGACCACTCCCTCCCAACCGCACCACAAACCCACCCACCCTACCCAATTTGAAATTCAAATACCCGAATTTCGGTAGTTCAACAGTACCGCACCACAAGGGTACCTACTGGGGGATCGTGGACACGGGGGCCAGCGCCTAGCCAGCGCCCCGCCGCCAGCGTTCAGTTTGTACTGAACGTTCTGTACGTTCTGAAATGACTGTACGTTCTGACATTTCTGTAACGACAGAAATCACAGAAACTGGAATGGGGCGGGTGGTACCGGGGGCGTGATCCCGAAAGCCGTTTCGGGATGAGGCGCGGGGGGGCGGGGAGGGGGGGAGGCGGGTGCCGGCGGGGGGCGATGCCTGGGTGCGAGGGGCGCAGGGGCGAGGAGCGAGGAGCGCGGCCTTCACCTGGTCAACGGGGAGTACCGGCAGGGGGCGCCGGACGCGTGCCTGGAATCAGAACGCGGGGGGAGTAGGCACGAAAAAGCCCCCCAACCTTTCGGCAGGGGGGCGAGGGTCAAGGGGGGGGATTAAACCGCGTCAGCCAACATCGCCAGCCCCATGATTGCCCACAGGGCTACCAGTAGGGCAAGGCGCAGGGCGATCGACGCTATTGCGCGACGCATAGGCGCAAGGCGTGGGCAGTGGCGAGCACGCGCTTGGCTCGCTCGACTACCTGCTTGGTATCGTCGTCGCGGACCTCGCCTATGTCCGCATGCTCAAGCATCGCACCGAGGGACTCGCAGAGGGACATGATGGCCGAATCTACCTCCGCGGGGACATGGTGAATTTTCATCGGATACCCCCCGTGAGGACATGGGCAAATCTACCGTCCGGCAGTGTGCCCGTCGAAAATTCCCCCCAATGGTGGACCTTCGATTCCCCCCCGTACTTCGCGGAATCCTCCTGGGCAAACTTGGCCAGCAACCGGGCCGCCGCGGCGCGATGGTTTTCCTCGATTCCCATCCCGTAATCCCATTGCACGGTCAGACTCCCACGCTCACAGGACGCTTTAATTCGACTTCCCAACGTATTTGTTGGGCCGAAATATCTAGTTTCGATGGCTTGCATTTTGGCTCAAAAAAACCCCATCCCTCGCGAGATGGGGCGGGTTCAGGTTCTCAGGGGTTCAGTCAATTCGCGCAGGCATTACCAACCCAAACGCTCCGGCCACCGCGCAATTTTCACGCGGACGCACAACGATGGCGCCGAGGACCTGCCCCTTGTACCTGCCCTGGGTTTCAATCGGTATTTCAAGATTCACGAGATCTCCGGCGCCGATTGCCTCCGCGACGCGGGAAAGGAACTCCGGGTTGATTCCAACACGCAGGATTTCAGTGCGGTCCTTTTCGGGGGACGGGATGACGTTTCGCCAGTTGGGGAATTTACCCATATCCAACGGCCGCTTCCACTGGTAGTCACCTACTGAAACCGCGCTCTCCCCGACAGCCAACGTATTTAGCGTGAGCTTCCCCCAGACTTTCCGCGCAGTTTTGAGACTCTCCGCAGGGACATGGCCAGCAACGTCGTTCGCGTCTACGTCAACAGGGACTACCGCCATGCATTTCCCATCCGTTGCAATCATGCGGCCTTCGCCATCCTGAATGTCGAGATAGGGTTGGGTGAGCACGTGCCGGGTTTCGTCCGTAGACACGCACCGTTCGATCTTGGCTAGTTTGTGAATTTGCATTGTGTGTTTCTGTTAGTGTTTCCGGAGCCGTAGAAGCTCCCTTTCCCCTCCTGCCGGAGCAAGGGGGGAATAGGAACCGCTACAACAGCATCATGCCGATCACGATTACGGCTATTGAGGCCATGACGACTAGGCCTCCGAGGATTTCGAGGAGCATTTCGCGTTTATTCATTTTCATGGGGGTTGGCAACGGTTGAGTTTTCCCAGTCGATTTTATAGCCCTTTATTTCAGCGGAACTGACCAATTGCTGCAGAGCAACAGGGTTGCAGTACCGGCTGCGTTTCGCGATTACGTTTCCACTGGAATCCAGCGCGACAATCTCGCGCCTGGAATTGGTTTCAATGGTTGCAGTCATGGTTGTTTTGGTTGGGGGTTGGGGGTTGGGGGTTGGGGGTGTTAGTTCGTTATTTCTGCGATGAATTTAGGGAGGTGCGCAACGGTAGTCAGCACGTCCTCGCCGTTGCCGCTCAGCCAAACGTTTTTACGGTCCTCACCCGTCACGCGGTATCCAATCTGGGAGAGGGAACGAATCTGGTCAGGGGTGATAGCTGACAGGGTCAACCTCTCCGGCGCGTAGCGGGCACCGTTTGAAAGCGTGCAACCATGCAGGTCACAAGAGACGACGGTCTCGCGATCAGCAATGGGGGTGACTACTGCGTCGCCGGGGGCGAATCGGATAACTCCGTTTCGGATGTTGTAGGTGGTCATGGTGGTAGGGGGTTGGGGGTTGGGGGTTAGTAGGTCAAACCGCGGGATGTGAACCACTGGCAAATCTCCTCAGGTTCGGAGTAACAGCAATTTGAACGGATTGAATCCAGCGCCAACTGGCACCATTCCGCGTGCTGGGGATTGGATGCAATGGACGCATCCCAACCGACAGTGTCATCCGCGTTCTGGATGCCAGCATAAACCGCTGAAAACGGCGTGCGTTCCTTACGGCTGTCCATGGTCGGATCCGCTTCGCTCCTGAGGAAGTTCAGGAAGGACACTGCTTCTTTTTCGTTGGGAATTTTCATTTGCTGTTTTCTTTTTGTTGAACCGAACCGACCGACCGAGTCGACAGGATGCGACAGAAGACGACAAGGGACAACAAAAGATTTTAGGATGGGGGTTGTCCTAGTTCACAAGCGGTTGGGATTGTTGGGGTAATATGCGAAAGAAAGTTTTGGCGAAGGCTGGGAAGGAGACGCTGGAAGGGGGAAACGAGGGGGGGAAGTTGGTGGCTAGCGGTGGGGATGGGAAGGCTTGTGACAAGGTTAAGGGGAAGGCTGGTAACGAAATCGAATCCCGGTTCGGAAGGGTCCCTAAATCACTATCGGAGGACATGCGAAAAAAAGCATGTCACGCAGCTAAGTTGGGTATCCCCGAAGAACGCATCGCCATCCTGTGCGGATTCCATGGCAATGCCGGAGGCTGGCAGAGGCTGTTGCAGCGCAATCCGTCGTTCGCAGCCGAACTGCAACGGATCCGGGTTGAGGGTGAGGTTGGGCTAATCGATACGGTTGGGCAGGCCTCAGATGGTTGGCAAGGGTCCGCCTGGATCCTTGAACGCACCCGAGGTTACACCGTCAAAGCGCAACTCGAGCACTCCGGCCCCGGCGGAAAGTCGTTGACCATTGCACACCAGGTACTTGCGGTGGTAAACCCCGCAGAGAGGGCTTGAACAATAATGATTATATTCAGTTCCAGTACAAACGCCCCTCCTTCATTTGCAACAGGTTACGCAAAACGGGATTACAAGCGGGGGGAGTTTGTAGGGGCTAGCTTGTAGTGGTGAGGCTAGTGGGGCAGGCGCCACGCGGTCGCCCAGGGGGATCCTGCCGAAAGACCACGGGGGAGGGGGGGACCCCCACGGGGGGGGTGGGTTGTACCTGTACCCCCCCTCTTCCATCGCCCCTCGATTTCCACTTGTCCTTGTGGCCTACCCTTGTACCGTTCGCTCTTCATGAGTTACGAGATCAAGACTGGTGTTGTGATGCCGAAGCGTCGTCGTGTTGTGGTGTCCGAGAACTTGGAGTTGTTGAGGAGGATGGTGGTGGGGGATATGTTTGAGTGGACGGGTAAGAATCCGACTGGTTGGTATGCGACTGCGCGGAAGGCCGGTGTGAGTGTGTCGATTCGTGTGGTGGGTGATGGAGTGGTGGAGGGTGAGCGTGTGTGGGGGGTGTGGCGTGTTGCTGGTGCTGAGTAGGGTGGTGATGGTATTGAGATTGGCCCACTGTGGCACTTTGTGCTGCGGTGGGCTTTTGTTTTGAGAATGCTCTGAATGGGGGATGGTGTGGGTGGGAGTGGTTGTGTAGTGTGTGGTTGTTGATTTTACCAACCGTGTGGTTGGGACCCGCTGAGTCTACGGTAAGGGTGTGTTCAAGGGTGGACGAGGCGGGGTTATTTGGTTGTGGTTGTGAACACAGTGTGAGAGTTGGAAGGCTATGAAGAAACTTGTGTATGTGGGTATGGTGTTGGCCAGCGCGGTGAGTGCTGGAACGGTGGTGCATACGGTGACGGTGAACCCAACACTGACGGACTGGTCGGTGACGAATCGTGTGCCGCAGTTCGATGCGAGGCTGGGGACGCTGCGCTCAGTACAGGTGACCATCAACGCAAACGCAGCGGGTCGCTCGGAGTACGTGTCGCTCGATCGTGGCTGGCTATTGCCGGTGTCGCTGGCGGTGACCAACGCGGTTTCTGCGCGGGTTGGGACGCTGACTGCGAACAACTCGATCACGGTGTCTGGCTCGGCCAGCGTGACATTTGGAGTGACCAACGTGGACACGTTCGCGGTGGTTCTGGGCAGGGCGGTATCGACCAACCGGAACCTTGGCGTGTTCGTTGGGACCAACACGTTGCCGGTGGTGACGCAGGCCACGGCCCGCACCTGGTACAGTGGTCCCGGAGACTTCAGTCTGCGCTGGGACACGCGGGCGTCCGCAGTGGCAACGGTGGCCTACACGTTCGACGGTCGCTGCGACGACAAGGACAAGGACGACGACAAGGACGGGGACAAGGATGGAGGTGGCAGGTGAACAAGACCTGTCCAAAGTGCGGGGCTGACCATTCTGGTGACGCCAACAAAATGGTGGAGGATCATTTTCGTGGCGTCACGGAAATGACCAAGCTGGAGCGACAGAACGCACAACTCCTGTCTCTGCTCAGGCAGGCCGAGCTTGCCATCGCATTCGCCAATCGTGAGCCCAACGTCATCCGAATGCTTGGAGATGACTACACAGAGGTGCTTCAGCTTGTCCGCGCTGCGCTGAAGGAGGAAAAGCCATGAGCGACACACCGAGGACGGATTGTGGAATGGAGTTTGATGACTCCGATTTGGATTCGACACGCAACTTCGCCCGCCAACTGGAACACGAACTCAACGCAGCAAACGAGCGCGTCAAGAGGCTGGAGGAGGCAGGAGATGCGATGTACCACTACTGCGACGCCGCCTCTAGGTTTGGATGGAAGCAAGCCAAGGAGGCCAAGCCATGAGTGTCCTCGAATTTTGCGATCGTCACGATGCCTGCCCGGAAGGCCGCGAGTGGGCGTTGGCCAACTGTCGGGACATGGATCATGCGTGGCAGACGCTCAAGCCTGAATGGCTGATGTGGGTCGCGATGCAGCGCGGTGTGCTGGATGACCGGACTCTGCGGCTATTTGCGGTTTGGTGTGCGCGTCAGGTGCAGCATCTGATGACGGATCCGCGCAGCGTTGCGGCTGTTGACGTTGCGGAGAGGTTTGCGAACGGAGATGCGACGGCAGAGGAGTTGAAGGTTGCTAGGGTTGCTGCTGCTGCTGCTGATGATGCTGCTTGGGCTGCTTTTGTTGCTGCTTTGGCTGCTGCTGATGCTTGGGCTGCTGCTGCCGCTTGGGACGCTGCTGCTGCCGCTGCTTGGGCCGCTGATGCTTATGCTGCTG